AGGTGGAGGACTTTACACCCGTCACCAATGGCGAGCAGCGGGTGAAATATGCCGCACCCAACGGTGGCCCGCGTGCTGTGGTTACATACCGCTCCATGAAAGAGTCGTTACGTGCGGCACACGAGCGGGAGGCAGTGCGTACAGCGTTTTCGCATTTACTCCCGAGCACTGTAGCGTGGAACAAAGAAACTGGCTACAGCGACCGCACAAGCGGCACAGCTATCGCCTGGGATCACATGCTTGCTCGGTTTGTTCCAAAGGTGTAAAGGGTAAGCGCAAGGGGCTTCCTTGCGCTTGTTTTTAGATTGCAATACCCGTGGACCAGCCCGCGGACTTGTATGCACACAGAACCTCTTCATCCTGCACATACGCAATCCAGCCAACCGAAGGAACAGCGGATGCCCATACGCTCGCTGTGTCGTCCCACACTGCAACGCGCCCGTCCCAACCTGCCCAAACCCCTATCCCTGAAGCTGCCACAATGTAGGTGTCACCGTCCGCTGGCGTAAGCGTACTCGGATCCGCAACGTTACGGTCAACGACTGTTAGATGGTATGCAAAGCGCCCAAGGGACAGAAGGTTTTCATCCATCCCATCTTTCCACCCATCTTCACCTAAATCCCATCCCCATTTCAAACCTGACTTTGTTTCTGTCTTTACTGTCATATTATTCTCCTAGGTTATTTCGATGTTGTCAAAGTAATAAATGGAACTGGTATCACCCTGTTGACTTAATATTTCAAATTGTTCTACTGGAAACAGTGTGCTATCAAATGTAGTTGTAAAGTCTACCTCCCCAGGAATAACAACACGGACCTCACCTAAAGACCAATCAAGTGAGATTGTAATGTTGTAAAGTATTCCGATGGAGGGAGTAAAACCGCTATCTATGTTATTGAGAAATAGTCTTCTTGCGGATGAAGTTGAGGATTGTCTTGATGGGACAAGTGCAAAGGTAACTGCAGAATTTGAATCTTTTACTGTTATTATACCGCAATCATCCAACCCCCTTGTTTGAAGGTAATAATCTAATTTAAACTCCACCGGCTTAAAGTTAGTGGGGGGAGAAACAAAGTTTAGTCTTGCAGTTGACTCGGGGGACTTATTAAGAACCTTTAACGCATTTTCAGAGGTTCCAGGAATTGTGTCTATAGTAAAAATGGTACTATTTGATATAACCCAATTAGAAAGATCCCCCTCAAAGTCCTCCATTAAAAAGTTAGGGACGTTAGCCTTTGTAATTTCATCCGAAACCTTTTCAATTGATCCTATATAAGCGGACACCCTGTAGAAGTAGGATTGCTCACCCTGAGTTGAGGTATCCTGATATTCAGTTGTATTGGGATCAAGAACCGCAAGTGGTGCTGGTAGGGAGGAGGGATCCATTGTGGATGAGGAACGATATACTTTATAACCATCCTCACCATAATTATTGTCATTCCAATTTAAGGTAATAGGCATTAGATTCCCACCTGTAAGTTAGCCCAAGTTGTAAGATCTAATTTTTCTTGAGTAGTAAGTTCTCTATTTATAAATAAACCACAGGTATAGTTTCCCGGATAGGCTGCGAGGGTTGGCCTAATTAATCCCCCGATCGATATTGTTTTCATTGATGGTGGGCAAGGTAGATTTAAAGAACTTGAAACATTTCCAAATCCATCCTCCGCGTATTGCGACCCAGATATTAAGGTTATGATGTTAACACTTTTACCACCAGTAGCACCCGCGGATGTATCTGTATATCCGCTGGTGTTATAAACAAAAACGACGGGACCCTTTTGGTCAGACTCTCTTAATCCCAGCACACCACAGGACCCGGCATTAGTATTTTTATTTGATATCGAAAGACCTGCCGTGCTTGAATTAGTTTTTTGATCAAAATCCCCACCTAGCATAATGGTAAATGGATAACCAATTACGCTCTCAAAATCATGCCCAAGTAATCTAGCACCAGATCCGCTTGTACTTGAGGGGTTGCCCTCAGCATAACTATTGGCAGCAGACCTAAACAGAAGAGCAGAAGAGTTGGAAGGTTTTATCAGGGGTGTTCCATTTCCTGATACATCCTCTGCGTAAAGTATGGATTGACCATCACTTGTAATCTGAGTGGTTCCCGCAGTGTTCTGGTACAAAGTAGTAACATCATTAAAGTTCCAACACCCGCCAAGTTCCTCATTGGCAAAAAGAGAAGAGGATTCCCAAGCCGTGTCCTCAGTATCAATGCTTACTTCAGCAGAGAACTTTTCTACTCCCCCAGAAAAAGAGCTTACTATATAATAATAAGCTTGACCCTCAACAATAGAACCATCGTCGTAGACTGTTATGTCTGGGCCTAATGAGACTAGTGGAGATGGTAGGTTGTTTAAATCCATAGTGCTATCGGAGCGATAAACCTTATGGCCTTGTTCCGTAACATTGTTGTCTATCCAAGTTAACCTGATTCCCATAAGTACCTCTATGTAATAACTGGAGCAGTGAGTGGAAGATATTGAGCGGTTAAGTTGCTTGGAGCTTTAAAGGGGTTGTTAACTATTACACTGGGTGAAGTAAAAGAATATAACCCATCACGTAATGAGCTGACTGTTACTTTAACCAAGGGGTTCTGATTCCAAGGTTCCACAATATCAGACTCATTTAATGTATAACTTATTCCCGCTTGGTTAATTGTGGTTATAGTTCCTTCAACCTCAAAGTTAGAATTAAGTGATTCAATAACTATCCTATAAGTGGTTCCACTCTCCGGAGTAATTGAACCGCCCGTCCACGTTAAAAAGGTTCCCGCCGTCTCCTGTAATCTATTCCTACTAACCCAAGTTATGTTAACAGGATATTCTATGTTAGTTCCAGGAGGGTGGTCATATTCCCCATTTACAGCAAGCCCTGCGGGCCTGTAGGGGCGGAATGCCCGTTGGTCCATAGTAACCCCAACACTTACTCCACTTGCCAGGGGTAGCTGCCCAGCGGAGCTGTTAGTAAGCACCCTTGCAAGTATGGTTTCCCCTGCAACATATTCTATTCCATCCGTTGCAGAATAGACATCCCAAAAAACAACGGAAGCCCCTAAAAGATGCTCCTCTGGTATCGTATCTAATATTCCTCTGCTAACTGTCATCTCACCTGTTTCAAGATTTATGCCCGTAATTGAAAACAGTTCATTTCCAACTTGTCCGTGGGATCCAAGGTCAAGTTGATCTAGGTCCTCACTATTTGAAATAATAAACGTAGAGTCCAGTCTGCCAACGTTGCTTGACAATGTTCCGTAAGGGGCAAAGTCGAGATTGCTTGCCTCTTCAAACCCTAATCCACTATCAATGAACACGCTTGCGTTAATTCCATTATCTGGTCGCGTAGCTGCAAACTGGACATAACCTATTTCTACGTTTTCAGTTAATAACCGATCAGCTTCAGTTTGGCCAACTAATTGGACTAATTCATAATAAGGTGACTCTACTATTATTTGGATTAGTGGAACTTGAGGTGCTCCCCCTAGTTCAACAAAACCACGGTCCTCCACTGCAGAAATACCCTGCACAGGTAAAGAAAAGACATCCTCTGAAGCCACTATTTTAATTCGGTTCTTTTTTCCATCACCGAAGGAGATTTGGTTAACTCTCATAATTATAAAACCCGGATGGTACTCCGGCCAAACAAATTTAAAAGCGTCTCCAATATTAAGGTTTGAGGCTGTTCTATCACACTCAATGGTTGCACTTAATAAAGGAAAAGACAGTGATTGCAAATCCCTTAATGCAACACGAGAAGCAAGGGTTGAATTTGTGAAACCTGGATATTGAACAGTAGTGTTAACCACACTCCCATAGGATTGTATCAGTGCAATATCATCCGCTGTTACAGTGTCATTTTCGCCTGTTACAAAATCCCAATATGTTACCGTGACGCTATTAATGGAATTCCCAGGATCTATTCTTGCGTAGTTTGAAACCTTTTGTATATTGTTTGGTCCAAGTTCAAGCAAATCGTCCTTTACATAATCCTCCCTAATAAGCCTTAATGTAAACTTTCCGGTTACTCTGTCCACATATAAAGCTGCATCTATATGCCTAATTATTTCATTAACGAAGTCCTCAATTGGCATTTGCTTATCCCATAGTAAGCTGATGCCCATTCCTTCATTAAACAAAGTAGACGCGGAATTAGCAAAGGATGTTTCGTCTACATCCCCCTGCAAGTAACCCATCCCCCAAGTTGAATTCAATAAACACTCTCGAATGATGTGGGCTGGATTCATGTCGTATTGAATGTCACCTGCTACTACTGTGACATCATCAAATAATGCAGACCCTGAGGCAGCAACACCGCTAGCATCATTTTCAAAGTGCAAACTAGATATATCATTTCTTGTAATATTTTCAACTTCCAAACTTCCAAACACAGTACCATTGTCTTCCCTTGTAATGACACAGATGAAGCCAAGTGTTACTGGATTATAATTAACCTCGAACTTATACCAGACCCCAACCGTAACAGTTGAAGAACCCACGGGATTTCCAAATGATCCAGGTGAATCAATAAAGCTAATATTAGGTCTTTGCAAACTATCCACATCACTATCACGAGCCACACCAAAACCAAAAACTTGGTTGAATTCGGAATCCCTAAGAATAAGGGATCCATTATCATTTTCTCCAAGGCTGTTAAGTTTAAAACGAGCACTAACTAAATTTAAGGGGGCAACCTGTGGCAAAGCTTTATATATACTGGGGTGTAATGTGGTGAGCTTAAAGCATACCCTCCTTTTATAAGTAAAGCTCCGCCAGATATTTCATATTGATTCAACCCAGCTCGAGAGTCTGTGTTGGTCATAAACGCATATTCTAGATATCCTGATAATCCCTGATCAAAAGTTTCACTTAAAAAATTAACAGTTGATCTTCCTGAAGAGATTGCTGCTTTACTGGGGTTCCACTGCGCTTCACCCTCACTTGTTGCAAAGATGCGCTGGGCTCTAAACGCCCAGGGTTTAAGGTATGGGTTAACACCTAAATACACTTGTCGAAGAACAACCCCAACAACACCCCGAAATGCAGGTATGTCTTCTCCTAACCTTTCTTGTAAATAATCATTTCTTGTTTGGGTAATTTCTCCCATTTCAATATCAACAGGTCCAACAACCCCACCTTCTCTTTCTTGCCCACCAAAAAGCCCAGGCGCGTCAATATTAATTCTTCCACCTGAGGAGTTCCTATTAAAGGCAACTCGCTTGTCAACGCTCATTGATTTTATAAAATCAATGGGTCCATGACATAATATCATGTGCATCCCAAGATAGTATTTATAACCGACAGTAACCTTTTTACTTTTCCCCACGGGCCACCTCCACCACATGTAGAGCCATGGCGTCACCTGTCTTTTCAAATTCTGAAGCGGGTAAACCCTGTTTAATAAAGGTACACCAGTTCATGCCATGTTTTTTAAAGAAGTCCCTTGTCCCCTTGCTGCACATTCCGGATCTTCTTATATGTGACATATAAATAATCATTTTTTACCGCCCTTCTTCTTAATTGCAACGGACCTAAAATGGCCAAACCAGACAACATTGGGGCCTTGAATATCCCTTGTCCCAAACAAAACAGGGATTTCCCGTCCTATCTCCGCCGTAGGCGCTTTAACATCCCCCAAACCCTTTGGAGGTTGAGTTTGGGGTTTTGGTTGCATGGAAGCTGATAGAACTAAAGTTACCACAAAAACCGCAAGGTACCACCACATAATTCACCTATATAATTGATGATCCCGCCATAGGGTTTTTGTTTGGGATCCATTTAAACCCGCCATGATTGTCTAAGTTATTAAACTTATCCTTACATGTGGTCATTGTTCTGTCACAACCCGGATAAAGGGTAACACGCATTCCACCAAAAAAGGTACCATAGTTTAATCCATAACCTGACATTGCAAAGTTATCCGATACATAACGGGAAGCCCTTCCAATACTAATGCTTGAGCCAATGTGCGAGGTTATTGCTCTAAGTGAACCGTCCTGAAATTGGATAATCCCCTGAGTAAACCATCCGTCTACTTGCAATGAGGCTTCCGGGATGGTTAATTGCAGCCCCGAAAGCGATTGAAGTACGCCAACCACTGCAAACAGTGACTTATCAACGTTGCACCCTTTGCTGTATAGTGCGTGTCTGCAGGTTCTTTGAAACCTTGCGCGAACACCAGAACTTCGCAACGACGTAAATATGGATTCAACATTTAGTTCAAGTGTGCCTTGCTTAACAGAGTGTGAAGACACTCTTCCTTTCCAATAAATTAAAGTATCCGACTCACCGAAATGACCCCTTCTTATATTAACGGTCACTACATTATCAGGAGACCAACCCTTAAATAACAAACTGAATTCACCGTTCAATGGTATAGTAATGGCAGTTGAATTCTTTGACATGTCCGTTGCTTGTTTAATTTCACTGTGCTTAATAGCTAGGGGCAACCACTCCTTCTCATCCCATGTTATAATTTCAACGTGACTTGTAAAGTAATATACTTTTGACGTATTAGTATTAAACTCATAAAGAAAAAACGGGGACCCATTTTCAACAGAGGTTTCCTTGTCATTATAAGCCATTAGGAAGGAACCTCCATAACTGGTAACTTAACATTGACCACACCCGCGCCTTCATAACTAAATTCTACTCTATCCGAATTAAAACGCATTTGTGGCATCCGGGTTATCATTTCTATGTCAGCAGGGTTAATGTCTTCCCCTATAGGTGATTCTAAATTCATTTGCCATTCCCCGACAGAAAGAGGGTTGCTCCATGAAAGTATAGTAGCATAAACAAGATCCCCGCTGTGCTTGACAATGCAAATGCTTCCAATAAAAGTGTCGTTTTTGTATTTATTAGCAAGAACGAGAAGGCTGGTGTTGCCACTGGTTGCAGTGGAACTTAATACAAAATCCCTAGTCCAACGAGGCAAATAAAAAGAGCCTTGCTTGCCTTTAGTAATATACATCCATTTGCGAAACGCCCACAACTCGGAATCATTGTTAAAGCTCCATGCGAGGTTACTTTGTGAAACAGCGTAAGTAAACGCCTCAGCATAAAACAAAGGACCTGATAAACTACCCAGATCATTAAATTCTCTTTCGTGTGTTTCCTGGGATGAACCTGAGGCTATAGGTCTATCCGTTACTACATAAGAGTTCTTGTACTCAGGGTAAGGGTTTACCGCTGCAACGGGGAACGGTTCTGTGGTTATGAATTCAGCTTCCGCTGTAAAATAATCCGCTGGATATTTTTTAAACTTAAACGGGCTTGTTACCCTGCAAGGGAAGCAGGGCATAACAACAGCTCCACTAAATTCAAATGTAACAAAAGGTGCTTTTAATATAATCTCACTTTCCGTTATTGTTAGAATTTGTAAAACTTCGTATTGCCCATCACTTCCCATAATAAAAACAAAACCATTCTCTTTATAACGTCTATTAGTTGTTGAAACGGTAATAGTGTCATCACCTATTTGTATTGCACCAACATTATCGAGTTCTTGCCAAAAGGGAATTAGAAATTCTTCAGCTCCCCACTCGCGGGACATTTGCGTAGCAGATTCAATCTCTTGAGGAAGCAGTTGATAATCATATGCTACTGTGGTCCTTGGCTGCGATCGAAGACATAACCTCTGCTCCGCGGAACGAGAACGAAGAACTTCCGTAACCCATTCCATCGTTTCTTTTAATGCCCGTTGAGGTGGGAATGGCCAAACGTTAGGCATTAGCTTCCCCCTAGTGCGCGAATAGTTTCAGGGTTACTTTTAATAACGTTCATTATTATTTCTTCCCCTGCACTTGAACCCAAGTAATCTTCCATAACGGAAGGGTCCATGCTGTTTACGATTCGAATGTTGGTTTGTGGTTTTTCTTGCGCTTGTGTATTCGCGTCAGCGCTTTCCCCGCCCCGTAGTGCTTCCGCAGTTTCCCGCCTGCTCTTAACGTTAGTCGGGCCGGACACAAGCTC